AATCCAGAGCCGCTGATGAAGCAAATATACGGGAGTTGCTGAAAACTCTGCTGTAAAATATTTCGGATAACTGTCGCCTACCGTCAACCGCTAAACGCGGCTGCGTTAGGCTTGGAGTTATGCGGAATGAACATTGTAAATAATGAACTTATCTGAATGCTTATTTAGGTCGGTGACAATGTGGTAATTTTTATCCCCAACACTAAACGCAGTCAGGTAAGCATATTGAGTTTCGTCATTGGAAACTCTGCCATGCTCAATGACCTTTTCAACAAGGCGCAAACAATCGCCCATTGAAAGGTCTGAATCGTTTTGGATGATTATTTTATTTTTATCTTCCATGTTTAAGATTACATTTCAAATGTTTCTCTGAATGTTTGGAGTGGCGACATTCCGCTATCGAAGCACTTCTTTGCTTCCGCGTCATTTATCCTAAATTCCCGGTTCACTCCCGATGCGGTTAACTCGTTTTTGGTTACTGCAACCAGTAGTAGTTTCCAGTTTTCAAACGTCGGATTGTTTTGGTATATCGTGTTTAGAATTTTTATGCGTTCCATGTTCATAGTTTTGAAAGTGTAAATAATTCGCATAACCCCGCTTTCCCGCCAATGCTTTCTAAGCGGCGCACAGCGGGAAAGCATCAGTTAGCCGCAACTAAAAAGAAGATAATAAATAGCCCGTCCATTGCTTCGCCATCGCTTCTGCAATGCCATCAAAAGTTTTAGAGCGGGCTTTTCTTCTTTCCTCTTTTGGTAGTTTAAATGTTTCATAATGCAAACGGCTATCAGTTCTACCGCTTTTATGAATGATAATATCAGGTTCAACTATTTCAGTCGGCTCTAATTTTGGTAGTCCAGCAATCCAAAAACAGGTACTTTTCCTTTCAGTATGTCCAAATTGGTAAGGCTGTATAATTTGAGTTGGCTTTTTATAAAGTCTACTCATTATTCCGATAGGGTTTTCAATATAACCGCATCCAATTTGTTCCAATGCTTCGGCACACTTCATAAAATGCTTAACTGCTTCGGCTCTTTGTTCGTGGATATTTGGAAACCTATCAGCATATTCAGGCTTATAGTATTTATTTGCCGCAACTGTTAGCCGAGTGCATTCTGGGTGCATTCCTAAAAAATCAGGCTCAATCAATTTTATTGCTTCAAAGCAATCCATTTGCAAATGCCTTTCGGGATATTTACCACTTGCAGGTAACAGGTCGCAACTATACGCATCGTGTCCGGCTTTCAAAAAGGCTTGCATTACCGTTTGACTCTCCTCGTGTGTTATCAAAACTTTCATAATCGAAATTTAAGCGGTGAACAAAGGATGTACGCACATGGCGGCGAAAGCCAACCCGCAAAAGCCAACGCTCGCCGCCACGTCGCACATCCAGTCGTTAGCGGCAATGAAAATAATATAAAATAGAAATGCAGCACACGAAAATAAACGCCCAAAAGACAAAAGGAAACAGGAGGTTTTTGGACTCCCGCCTACCTATCCTCTCTACTTCCTTTTCATGCCATGCTTTCCAAATTTTTCCCTCCTCGGTTAAGGGAGGTGGGGGCATCGGGTTTTCAAGTTTGGGTAGATTCCTATTCATAGTTCGTATGTTTTCAAATCTTCAAAAGCGGCAAGCATGGCGATTGTATCGCCGTTTGCAATTGCTTTTTCTGCATTTTTGATAGAAATTTTCATAAACCCGGATGCAAGCGCACCCGCATTATTGGGCAAACTATCATATTCCGAAATAATTTCCCGAACCCGATTCATTTGCTCTTGAAGTCCTTCGATTAAGTTCATAAATTGAATTTAAAAAATGAAATAAAACGCCGCTAACAAAGCATCCAGCGACCATACCGCCGAAACCCGCCCGCAACCCCCACGCACGGCGGCACGGCGTGGGCGCATCAGTTATGCGGAATAATATCATAAATGCGTATATAGTCATCTACGAACGGGGAGCCGTCAATCACCTCCCCTTCAACGAAGGGCTGGTTTTTCGGTTCAGGCAATGCTTCCGGGCGCGGCACCCGGGCAAAGTTTGCGGTTTGGAGTAACCGGCTTTTCTGGTGAAAAGCCGGAGCATTGGTCGAGAAATGAAGGTGTCCATTTCTTTCGTACAAGAAAATTGTGTTTTTCATTGTTGAAACTTTTTTTCCGGCGTTAGAAATTCGCATAACCACGCACTGCCGTAAATGCGTCGTATGCCTTGCACTGATTCGGCAGTGCAGACCGTTAGCCAAAATTGTAACTTCTAAGGATTGCCCGTATCTCGTCGCGGTTCTCCGCAAACGTTGGATGTTTCGAGCAAATTAACCCGGTCTGTTGAAAATAATATGCATCCAGTGCTGCCCCGCTTGACCTGTACCCGGTGTGCGCCCTAAATGCCGCTAACATTTTGGGGATTACCGAAAGGTCTAAAATCCGCAGCAGTGCGGATTCGGTGTGTGCGTATCGGTGGCACTTGCACAAAATATATTTTGGGCTTTTTTTCATAACCCAGACTCCAATAAACGTTTTGCAAGTATTCCAGCGTTCCGGGTACAAGAGTAGTCGTAAAGTTACCGCGTTCGCGCCCGGTGGGTGGGTGGGGGGGGGGGGCGACCTGCTCCCGGTCGCGCCCCGCCTCTTGTTTCTTTGCTTATTCGACAACCGCGTTTGAAAGGTTGTCGAACATTTGCTCGTAGCACTTATCAACCAGACGCTTGATTCTCGCAAATCCGTTGCGGTCGTTTGGGTGACGGCGGCAGTGGTCTGACATACTGAGAAGGTTGTCGATCCGGGCCTGTATTTGTTCGTTGCGGGTGATTGCTTGAATAATTGTCATGGTCGTGTGCTTTTGTTGAAGTGATTTGATGGGTCAAAGGTAAGCCCATTTATTGTAATTACAACACCTGACGAAAGATTTTTTGAAAATATTTTTCACAGGCGCAAAAAGGCCGGCTCGAATCAACGAGACCGGGCAGGCACGAACATGACAAAAATGCCAAAGAATCAGCGGAATGCTCGAATGAGATACCGCGAAAAGAGAATGCCAGATGCCCAGACGGTGAAGTGAACGAACATCGTAGGCCCGCCGCCGCACTGCACCATGAACAAGGCCCGCGCCTGTTCTAAGCCCGAAAGAATCAGGGTTGCAAGAAACACCCACTCGAACCGGACAAGGTGCGGGCAAGCGTCGTCTTTGTGTGTCGCTCGCATTGCGTACACCATCAACCCGGACGAATACATACACCCGGCGACATTCAGGCACTGGAAAATTTCATTTGCTACCATCATCCTCCTTTTTGTCGTTCCCGCCACCGGTCAAGTCGCGGTAAAATGAGATAGGGTTTTGCATTTTCTTCGTGAGGAAGTCGGTACACTCCTTTGCCGTGAGCGATGCCAGCGCAATGACCAACGTTTTCCATGCGTAGCCAATCGCAAAATCTTTGATCGTAATGCCCACCGCAAGCCCGAAACAAATGGACGCAACAAGCGTCGTTGCCCGCGCTTGGAAGTTGTTGGTCGGCATGAAAAGGACACGCGAAAGCCCCATCAGTACGGCTACGGCAGACGAATCTACCACTGCCACCCAGTCGTTTAGGAATTTGCCCATGATGCAAAAGTAGTTCGAGTTGTGATGGTTGAAAGAAAGCCCGTCGCAACTTCGAGACGGGCTTTCTAATCGTTGTCGGGCTGGTATTCGTCAGGCGGGAACCATCGGTACATTGTGGCCCGCGAAACGCCCAAAACAACCTGAATGTGCTGCATTATCAGCGTTCTGGACTTACGATACTGGCTTACATTCAGGTCAAACAAATGGAGTGCCAGCAAGCGGCGCACCTCTCCATCGCTCAACAATTTTACCACACGAGGACAGGTTGTCTCACAAACGTACTGCCGAAAGAGAGCGTTCATTTCTTCGCGGGTGGCCCTGCGCTGTTGCGCAGCGATGTTGTTAAGTTCTACCTGTTCGGCCATAGCAAGGGTAGGAATGTGCGCACGACCTCCACGCTGTCAGGACAGGAAGGGCATAGCCGGTGCGCGGTGATGTGGTAGTCGTTCCACTGCTTGATGAGCCAGAGCCATTGCCCGGCTTCGTAGGCTTCTTTCCAAGCGTCCAGTTCGCTGGCGGGCGCAAGCCAGGTGCGGACATTCTTTGCCGTGACGTTCGCTACAATCATAGGTTCCTGACACTTCTTAGTTCCTGCTGCTCTGCGCCGATGTCCAGCGTGTCAAGCGGGTTGTTTATCACCTGTATGTTGTCCACCCTGTTGTTGGCAGCAGCAGCCAGTTCAACTGCTCCACGCGCAAGGCTGAGTATCGCTTGCACCTCTTCGCGGCTGGCAAGATTCCCCCCGATGGTGAAGGTTTGGGCAGTGCTGACGCTTGGGGCTTCGAGCGGGCGAATGTCCAGCGGCGAAGGCGCAATGCCGCCGTCTGCGAATACCCTGCTATCTACTGGCGAAGGGGTTGCGCCTGTGGCGAATCTCTTGCCCCCGGTCGAGGCGTTGATGCTGCTGGCGAAAGCCTTGCGCAGCGCACTGAACCTGTTTGGGCTGTCTGACATCCTCAGCAGCGCGTCGGGGTGTTTCACTGTGGCCTTGCGGTTGATGATGTAGGTTTCTTTTCCGTTGCGCAGTTGGTACTCCCCGCCCTCGAACTCGACCAAGCGGCCATTGTACACCGCCTTCACGCCGCCCTTTGAGTGCCTGCGACCCTGAATTACGCCACTACCCGTTGGGATGCTACCGCCCTCAACGGGTACGCTGTCGCTGGCTTGACTGCCAAGTACGCCGCCGAACTCGAATTTCTGGCTGAGTACGGCAGCCGTGTTGAAGCCTGCCTTTACGATTGCCGCCGCCGCTTGCAGTGAGTAGATACCACCTGCCACTAAGAACCCGAAAGGCCCGGTTGCGGCCCCCGCTTGAATGGCAGCCAGCGAGATAGCGGACAGTTCGCGCCGCAAGTTGATCACTATCTCTGCCACTGCCAGCCCTTTGAGTATGCCCCCGTACTTTTTCCGGTTCTCAGCGTCTTGGCCCAACAGTTTCGCAGCCCCGGTGACGTATTCTCCCAACAGGTTGAACGACGCATCGGTGACAGCGGCAAGTTGTTCGCGGGTTGCCAGCGCGTTGGCTACCTTCTGCTCATTCGTGTCTGCGTCCAACTGCCGGGCCTGCTCTGCCAGTTCCGCCTCTGTTTGCAGGATGCCCAGCGCAGTTTCTTGCACGATTGCCGATTGTTCGGTACGAAAAGCCCGCTCAGCATCCAAGCGGGACTGATATTCGGCAGCCCGAAGGTCGTTTTCGGCAGCGAAGAAATCCGTCTCCGATATGTCGCCCGCATCTTTCAGGGCTTGCAGTTCGGCGAACCTTGCGGCTTCTGCTTCCCGAAGTTTCACTAACTCTGCATCGTAACCGAGTTGCAGCGTATTGAGCCTGTCCTGCTGCTGCTGCTGGATGAGCGTCTTTTCTGCCACATAACCCGTCTGCTCAATTTCCAGCATTCGCGCTTCCTGTTGGAGTGCCAGCGCAGCGGTTTTCTGTTGGTATTCTTCTCGGGTGACAAGTTGAGCGGCGAGGGCTTGATCTAACTCTGCCTGAACGCGCCGATAGTCTGCACTGCTTGTCACCTTGTCAATTTCAGTGAGGCGGCGCACTACCTCAATCTGATCACCCGTGTTCGTTTCCTGCCGTTGGGCGGTCTGTTGTTCTGCGTCGGCACGGAATGCGGCGATGTCCGCAAGGGCTTTTTGCCGCGCCTTGTCGCGCTCCGCTTCGATGTCGGAAATGGTTCGGCGCAACTGTTCGCCAAGCAAAACCCGCTGCATCTCGATCTGCTGAGGTGTTCCAACCAGCGCGCTGATAGCCGTAGCCGTCTGGTTTTGGGCAAGTTCAATGCGGCCTTCGTAGGTTTTCTTGATGAGGTCTTGTTGGAGTTTGTAGATGTTCTCGGCAGCGGCTTTTTCGTCCTTTGCCCGCTGCTCTGCCAGTTCCTTCAAACGGTCGGACTGCGCTTTGCGCCGGGCAAGTTCGGTCTTGGCCGCTTCGGTGTCCAAGGCTTCAAGTTGCGCGTTGGTGAGTTTCCGTAGGTTGGTCACGGCTGCCGCTTCTGCCTTGCGCTGTTCGGCTCGCTTGGCCGCTGCTTCCTGCTGCAACTCTTCCCCCGCGCTGGCTGCAATGTTCTCTGTTCCAGTTGTTCGGGGCTTGATGATTCCGTCGAATGCCTTAGATGCTTCGTCGGATGCGATTTCGAGTTGCTTCACCTCAGCGGTCAGTCCTTCGATTATTTTCTGCGCGGCCAACTTGGTATCGGTGCCAGTGCCGCCCGCAAATTTCAGCACCTCGCCAAAGGTTGCGGCCTGTGACGTGCCAGCGTCTTGAATGGCACGAATGCGGATGGTCTTTTCGATGATCTGCGTTGCAAATTCTTCCTGCACCTGGGCTTTCTTCCTTGCTGCCACCGACTGCAAAATGCTTGCAGTCAGGGACTTTTGCAAGTCGTTCAACTCCGATACACTCAACTTTTCCAAGTCCAGCCCACGCAGGTATTCGGGGTAGGCTTCTTGCAGGGCTTTGATTGCCGCCGTCCGCTCCGAAGTGGTAGCCGCTGCGTTTTTCAGCACTGCGAAGTTTCGATTGAGGGCTGCCGTCTCCTTGCCTACTGCTTCGGAGATTTCTTTCTGTGCCGACGCGAACGCCTTTGCTCCTTGCGCCGCGCCGTCTGAAACGCGGACAAGTGCCTGATAAGCCTTCACCGCTGCGTACACTACGCCAATAATTGCCAGCAACGGAAAAGCCCGCATGACCGTGTTCATTATGCCCTGTGCCGCTGCCTGACGTTGTGCGGCACTGGTGAGCAGCAGGTATGCCGCGCTCTGCCGTATGGCGTTCACCGAAGCGGCGATGCTTTGCGTGTTGAAGGCGAGAATGGCAAGGGCAAGGGCTATCAACTCTGTTTTGTTCTCTGCAACAACCTTGGGCAGCCCAGCCAGCACGTTCACGAACGAGGCAACGCCAGAAATTCCAGACGAAAGGAAGTCCTGAAAATCCGTGTTCACCGTGAGGTTGATGAGCGCGTTTTTCAGTTTGTCTATCTCCGCTCCAAACGTGGCGTTTTTCTTGTTGAACTCTTCCTGAATAGAGGCGGTGCTTTGCAGGGCTTCGCCCGCCTGACCCACGCGCTTGGTGTAGAGGTCGTAGGATTGGCCCAATTTGTTGAATACCTCTAACTCGCCCTGCCCATTGAGTTTTAGTTCGTCCAGCGTCTGAATCAACTCAATGTTGCTTTCTGAACTTTCGGCGGTTTTTTTGGAAACCAAAGCCAACGCCCCAACAATATCCTTTTCAACCAACTGCCGAAACTCAGTCGCCCCAACACCCGCGATTTGCGCGAACTTGTCGGGGGCTTTGCCAATCTCTGTCAGGATGCGCACCACGCCAGTACCACCGCGCTCAGCGGTCACGTTCAATTCGTTCAACACGGTCGAAAGGCCAAAGATGCTCTTTGCGCTTGCACCCAGCGGCACAGCCACGCCACCTATCCGATTGGCGAAGTCCGCAATGACCGGCGATGTGGCGTTGCCGTCTGCGCTCAGCACGTTCAGGGCGTTCGATATTTTCAGGATGTCCGTCCCTACGTCGTCGCCCTGCAATTCCTTGAACACGTTGCGAAGCCCGCCCGTGACGCGGGTGACTTCCTCCACGTTGTTGTTGAACTCGTCGCCAAGTGCCACGTTTGTCTTGTCCACCGCATCGGTGAAGGAAAGCAGTTGCGCCTCAGCCACGCCCAACTGCCCTCCAATCTCCGCTATTTTAAGTTGGTCAACCAGCGAGGTTCGCGTGTCCCGCTGCTTCAACTGTTCCTGAAACTTGCGCACCGACTCGATGGAAATGTTGGCGGTCTTTGCCACGTTCGCCACTTCGTCTGACGCTTTGGCATTGGCTTGGATGAACTCGTTTAGCCCGGCTGTGATGCCGAACGCGGTGCCGATGCGGGTAGCGATGCTGGAAAATCCGTCGAACGCGCTGGCGTAGTTGCCCACGTTGCGGGTGTAGATGCCCAGACTTGCGTCCACCTGCTTCAACTTCGCGTCCAGTTCAACGACCTTGTTTATCAGGTCTTTGCCCTTCGCACCTTCGCGCTCGGCTGCGCTCAACTGCCTGAACTGTTCGCGAAGCCGCTGTAACTGCAACTCCAAATCCCGATAGGAGCCGAACGCCACCTTCGTCCGCTCGAACTCCCTTTGCGATATGCGAACCTCCGCGTTCAGCGCGGTCTGCTCCACACGGGTCTTTGCTACGCGGGCAATAATCTCCCTGTACGCATCGCTGCCCTTCTCAATCCCCTCCAATTCTTGCCGAAGAGACTGGGCCGCCGTCTTGGTTTTGTTTATCTCCTCTGTGAGTTTCGTTTGCCGCGTTGCCAGCCCCGCTGCGCTGGGTTGCGGCACACCTTCTGGAACACCCGGAACGCCCCCGCTTTGCGTTGCGGCAAGCCTACGGCTCACGCCTTCCAGTTCGGCGGACATCGCTTTCAGCCGCTTGGTGAGCGTTTCCAGCGCACGGGACTTTTCGTTTATGGATGCCAATGCTTCGCCGCTCTGGGCAAGCGAAGCGTTCACGGCTTCGAGCCGCGCCAAAACCTCTTTTTCGCCCGCAAGTGCGAGCCGCATGGAAATTATACGCTCTGCCATCAGATTGTCAGTTTTGGAACGTCAGGAATGATCGGGTCAGCCGGGGGGTCGTCATGTACGATAGCGTCCAAGTCTGCTTTTTTTGGGGAAACGTACTTGATGAACTTGCCTTGACAATCGCTGGCTACCAGTGCGCGAAAGTTGGTCAGTTCCAGCAGAATCCATATGCTGTCGTTCGAGTCGTATTTCAGCCCCCACATCCGGCGAAAGTCAATGGCCGTGAACTTTGGCAGCGAAATAATTATCCGCCCCGAAAGTACCTGCCCTTCCTTCACCACAGAAATGTAGTGCGGGTAGAACGTACTTACAAGCCCGCGAATTAACCGCCCGGTATCTTTGCTGAATAGGTCTGCGTATGCGGGCACGCTGTCGTAATTTGCGAGGGCTTCGAGGCCACCTACGTCGTTCCATTTCTGCTGAGTTATCCAAGGGGCGCGTACATCCTCAGAAAAATAGGTTGTGTCGCTGTCGTCGTAGTACCACTCAAAAGACAGGGCTTTCGGAAAGATGATACCGCACTTCGGCTCGCTTTCGTAGGTAGGTGCAGATTCGGTCGTCTCATCGCCGCCCGGAGGTGTCCATGTGAGGCCCGGTAACTTGTCGCCCCTGTTGAAGCCCGAAGGAAGCACGGTCGGCAAAAACGCTTCTTCGCGCAACTGAATAGCGTCTGGCTTGGATTGGTACAGCCCGGTGAAGTAGGGGTTGGCCGACAGCTCGCCAGCCTTTCCCCTGTCGTGCAGGGTTATTTCAGCCCCATACGGTGCAATGCCCTTTTCTTCATCTCGCCCGATCTCTGCAAGCAAAGCCTTTTCCATCGGGTCGCTACCCGATTTGTAGGCCAGTTTCAGGCTGCTGCCAAACGGCGTAGCATACTCCACAGATACCTCTTCCGCGTCAATTTGCACGGTTTCCAGCGGATAATCTCGCCGATAGAAACCCTTGCGTGTGACAGGTTCGCCCGCTTCGATGAGCGTGTAGTCAAAACGAGGCTCAGAGAATACCCGCTTAGTCACGTCGTCAACACGCCAAGCGAGGTCAAACATATGGGAAACACCCCGCAAAAACTCTTTCACGGGACGGTCTGGCAAGCAAGAGTTTAGGGCGATTTCAGCCCCGACGTATGGGGTAGGGTCAAAGGTCAGTTTCACGCGGATGCGCCGGACGTTCACTGCCCAAATCGGGTCTCCGTCAAAGTATTGGAGCCATATTTGGTCGCCCGCTTGTAGCGTTTCGCGGGTCTTTACAATGTCCCCCGGCAGTACTGCGTCTGCTGTTGCATCGAAGCCCAGCACGTTCAGCGTGTCGGTGACGGAAGGCCACACGTCAGGAGCACGAACGAGCAGCACGTCTATCGTACCCGCCTGCTGGCTGTTTATTTGGATTTGCAAGTCGTAGGAGCCTTCGTAGGGCACCTCCAAATAGTTTTCGTAGTCAGGGTTGACCCCGATGGTCGGGGCAAGCAGCGGCGGCTCTCCGTTGTTGTGGTACATGGCCGACGGGTCTTGTATCGGTTCGTGCGGAACCATGCGCGTTTCTGGAAGTGTTGGCGGCGCATTGCCCGCAACGTGAGCACCGAACGTTCCTGTGTACGATGCTTTCTCCCACTCATCAGCCACTACGCGCCACTTGCTGCCCACGCCGAACGTGTGAGCGTGTCGCTGGAAAAACTGCGTCTCGAAAAACTCCGAGTGCAGCGTGTACCCGGCACTGTTGAATATGGCGTGAAGGATAGGCGCAAACCGGACCGACGGGCGAAAATCCTCAATGGCAAAAATGCCATCGTGTCGTTCGGTGCCGTACACGACCGGGCAAAAGTAGGCTTTGAAAAGTTGAAGGGTAGCGTCGTCCCAGTTGCTCAGGATGTTGGCGAAAGTCCAATCCAGCCCGCCCAAAGATGTCAGGTCGGGCAAAGAGAGCGTTTCCAGCGTCTCCCAAAGCGAAAGCCCGTCACCAAGCAGTTGAAGCGTGTAGTACGGTGTCGAGTTGCTGACCTTTTTTGCGCTCTGCAAGATGCCCGGCCCGGCAAATAACTGGATGCCGTTCACGATGCACTGAACTGCCACGCGGGTAGAGCCGCGCCCCAACGCGCTGTGAGCAATCAGGCTGAGCAGGTACTTTTGGTTGGTCGTGGTAGGCGGCAAGGTGAGCGACCGCAGCGCGTTGTCTACTTCGGAGCCGTCGGCTCCGACGATCTCCAAAAACTTGTCCGTCCGCTTGCGCAGAGACAGCGGTATGGACTTGGCCTCAGCGTAGTCCACGCGGTTGCCGTTGATGTAGATTTCTACGTTCCTCATGTGCGCTGGCTGTACAGTTGTGTGGAGTAGAACACGCTGAACTCAAAGCGTCGCTCGCTGATGAAGTATTCGCCGTCACGAACGACAACTGGGTATCGCAGCCCGTTGACCGAAGGCGATGCCCCGGCTTGCCTTTCTTCGATGAACACCATAGGCGAAAGGGCCAATTCGCGCAGCCAGAGCGCGGTATTATCGAACACGCCCCGTACCTCCACCTCGAAACCCTTATCGGCCCGCACCTGACCCCTGTTTCGCTGGTGAGCCTTCACCGAAGACTCGGTAAAGTCGTCTGCTACGGCAGCCTCATACGGGTCTCCAAACGTTTTTAGCGTGTTGGCTTTCTGGCTGAGGATGGGCAGGTAATCCCACACGCCAAATCTGTTGAGGAAATGTAGGCGATACTCTACACAGGCTGGCGAGCGGTCAACATAATATCTTCGCCGATGGGTCATGGCCGTAGACCCGTCGGTGTTTACAGATGCGTACACTTCATAGTAGCCCACCGAAGAAATGAGGCCACCTCCAAGCCCGCTTTCGACTATTATCGTGAAGGACGTATTGGCTACGTTCTTACCCCCTACGCCCTTGCGAACAATCTTGTTTGATGTTCCGGTCTGGCTGACCCGGCAAAGGCTAAGTTGTGTGCCGTCGGGCGTAAAAAACTCAAAAATCCAGTTCCAGGCGTAGCCCGAAGGGTTGAAGCAGTACAGGAACTCGGACGCGCCAAGTTCTGTCCAGCCAACCAGCGGCTTCGAGGTGAGAAACTTGCGGTCGGTTGCGCTCACATAAGCATCAAGCGATGCGCTTTCGTTTTCGTAGCGCACGGCGTTGATCGCCATATACGACAAAGAGACTTCGGTGTTCCCGTCGTCTCTGATGAGCAGCCCGTCAGCGTTGGGTAGCCAAGCGGTGAAGTCGCAAGTAATGATTGCGGTTTCGCTGGCAAACAGGTTGACCCCGTTGATGCCAAAGGTTTCGGGCAACATGGATGCGGGGTTGAAAAGACCCTGAACGACTTCCTTGATGTCCAGTTTGAAACGACATACATTGAAGCTGCTGCCCGCGTCTATCTCAATAGCCTCGTAGTAGAGCGTCTCAATCGCTACGCCATTGTTTCGCACGATAACCTCCAGCGCAGCCGGTGGCCTATCGGCCTCGACCGACGTGGAAAGCACGAACACCTGCGAAGCGTAGGCGGCATACAGTTCGCCCGCTTCGGGCTGGATGTCAAGAGCGATAGCCATTTTAGCGGATTTTTACAGTTATGTAGCGGTACTCCTTACCGATGCTCAGCAGCATCGAATCAAATGCGTTTTCGATGTATTGTTGCGCGATTGGCTCCACCTGATCTTGCCATTCTACCCGGTACTTTGCGTACACCCAATCTATCCAGCCAGTGCGCCGCCCGTTGTTCGAGAAACGGTAAGCCCCCGGCAACGGTATTCCGTACTTCCACATCTTTTTTACTATTCGCACGGCCACCTTTTCGATAGACTTGTCCAGCCCCCCAGCGATTTTCCGAAACTTCACCCACGCGGCGATCTGCTTGATGAACGCCAGCGTTCTCGGCACCTCCGAAGGTTTCAGGCCAGTGTTCACCTGCGTACCGTATTCGAGGTGAGATAGTTGCAACTCAACGGCCCGCAGTTCGTCGCTCACCTTCACCACGACCGAACGAACGAGCGCACCCGTCGCTTTGTGGCCCTGCTGCTCCAATTCGGTGACGAAGCGAACGGACATTGCCATTCCCACGTCGTCGTAGTTGTCAAGGAAGATTTGCCGGGCTTCGCGTAGTGTCATGCCTTTTGTAAGTAATTTTTATGGCGTTTGACTCCCATTTCTCATCGCTTATCGCTGCTTTGTCTTTGTCAAATGAAGCATCCCATTCACTTGGTGCATATTCTACTCCGCACTCTTTCAAAAAGAGTGCAACATCTTGACTTATTGGGAACTTGGCAACATCTTGCATCGTGTCAAACACTGGAGAGTATCGCATCAAAAGCCAAAATGTGTTCAAGTCAATAAACTCTCCTGTACCTCGCCGATTGAACCTTTTTTTGCAAAACTTTTCATAGGATTGCTGTATAGCATCCTTATGGAAGTCTACCTCGACAATTTTGCTTTGAATTTCCTGCTCAATGCTCATTTGTCCAGTTGATATTTTTCCGACGGAGCAGCGAGATTGCCACCTTCGTCGTAGGTGTAAGAAAATGCCACCGGGTCGGGGCAATAGTTGGTTTCCACTACGATGTTGGCGTACAGCACAGCGCAGTTGTCCACGCCCTGATAAAACACGTCAGCCTCGACCGCATCCAGTTGTGGCAAAATCTGCAACAACTCGCCAACGGATTCCCATTGCGCGGCTTCACCGTGCGCTTTCAGCCATTCCACATCGTGCCAACCATCCTGATACGGGCCGCTCGAAAATTCGAGTTTCTGCCAGTTTGAAAAAGAGTGCAGCAGTTGCAACATGATTTGCCGCAAGTCCCTGCCGACTTCCTCAATGGCCCGTGCCGACGAATA